ATAAAGGCGGATGATTTCTTCCCTGAGCTCAGGCTCATATTTTTGATTCATGGTAACAACCTCCGATACAGTATATTTTATCAAACTATCACGAGGTGTTACAACTTCATTATACTAGGTCAATTTATAGTATTTTAAATGCTATACAAAGTACCCCTTATAAAATTAATAAATCTGTATTAGATGTTGTTTTATCTATACATAAGGGAAATGGTGGGTTAGGGGGCATACCAGATACTAATCCTATGCCTAAAATACCAGAATTAGAAAATCCGACACCAGAAGAATTAAAGAAAAGGAAATTAAAATTACGAAATATGCATAAAGCAGAACGTGCAAAGAAAAGTCGACTTTTACGTCTGGCAATGGTACTTGGGGTAGCTAAGAAGTATCAGGACTATGAAGAAATATATTTTCCTTGGAACATGGACTATAGAGGGCGCTTGTACCCAATGCCGACAGAAATAAGTCCACAAGGTGATGATTTACAGCGTGGTCTGTTGTTGTTTGCTGATCCAGAACCTATCAAGGACAATAAAACGCTTGACTGGTTTTATATTGCTGGTGCTGGGTATGCAGGAGTTGACAAGGTAAGTTTTGCAGACCGTATCAAGTGGGTTCAAGACAACAAGGAAAACATCACTCAGACCGCTAAAGACCCTCTAGGTTATACATGGTGGTCTGAGGTAGCAGGGGATGAACACCCCTTCATATTTCTTGCATGGTGCTTTGAGTACGTCAAGTTGCAAGAGTACATCAAAGAACATGGAGACGCTATAGGTTTTACAACAGGAATTCCTATTTGTTTTGATGGGACATGTTCAGGATTACAGCATTTTAGTGCTTTACTTGCGGATGAAATAGGGGGACAATCTGTCAATTTAATACCACAGGAGACCGTACAGGATATATATCAACTTGTGGCAGATAAAGTTACCCCAGTATTAAAAAAGCATGTGCTAGAAGGCTCAAATGATACATACAAGGTTGACAAAAAAGGTAACGTGGTAGAGGACAGTAAGGGAAATAAGGTTATAAAATACGGAACTAAAGAACTAGCTGCTGAATGGTTGTCTTTTTGCGAAGCAAGATATAGGGTTGACTATGTACCTCGTAAAATATGTAAACGGTCTGTTATGACTTTGGCATATGGTAGTGGGCGTTATGGTTTTGCTGAAAATCTTAAACATGACATTATAAAACCATGGATGGAAGAACACGAAGATGATAATCCCATATTCTTATCAGTACCCCAAGCTAGTACATATCTGGCAAAACTCATTTGGAATGCAGTTTCTACAACTGTTGTAAAAGCTGTAGAAGGTATGAAATGGCTACAAGATATAGCAAAGTTAATATGTGCTAATAATAATGTGGTTCAATGGGTGTCCCCAAATGGTCTGCCGATTCAACAAAATAAATTTATTGCTAATATTACTACATATCGAATGAAATTTAGTGGAGTAAAGAAAACAATATATATTCGAAATACACCAACTGAAATAGATAGTCAAAGACAAGCACAGAGCATAGCACCTAATTTTATCCATTCAATGGATGCTTGCCACATGCAACGAGTAATCCATAATCAAGCAGAAAAAGGAAATACTAATTTTATGATGATTCATGACAGCTTTGGTACAGACCTCGCACATGCAGCAGATTTATTTACAAGCATTCGTAGTGAAATGGTTAATATGTATCAAAATCATAATTATTTACAAGAGTTTTTAAATGAAATTGATTTTTTGTTGCCAGCACAAGCAGAAATACCTAAAATTCCAGAAAAAGGGAATTTGGATATACAAAGCATTAAAAACTCAAAATATTGTTTTGCATAATCCCATAGGACGACTAAAAGGAAAGAGATAAGTAACTAATAGAATACCTATAAGACCTAAAACATCTTATAGGTATTCTTTTTGTTGTTATTTATTTTTCTCTTAAAGTAAATACTTTAAGTAATTAAAAAGAATATAACTTAAATATTTTGTAGTGTCTATTATTACTAACCAAAGTGTTATATGTCACGAAAGCAAACAAACGTTCCCCATAGGACGACTAAAAGGAAAGGAAAACACTTTTGATTTTTCAACTTAAAAGTTAAAGGAGAGATTGCTATGGCAACAAAACAAAAAATACCAATTTTAAAAGTTCAACGACTAACTCCAAATGTAGTATTACCTCAGCGACAGACTGAGGGTGCTGCTTGCTTTGATCTTGTATGCCCTGAAACGGTGCATATATATCCCCATAACAGTGAGGAAAGGTGCTATAAGATACCCACAGGATTAGCATTTGAAATACCGTCTGGATATCACATCAAGGTTTTTTTGCGGTCTAGTATTGGACTTAAAACCAAACTACGGCTTGCGAATGGCACCGGAATAATCGACAGCGACTACAGAGGGGAAGTGTGCTTGCTTTTAGAAAATATAGGCAAGCATGTAGTCACTATTAATGAAGGTGACAGGATTTGTCAATTCCTGCTTGAAAAGAATGTACCATTTGAGATTCAAGAGGTTGTTGGTGGACTATCAGAGACTAATAGGGGTACTGGTGGCTTTGGTAGCACAGGGAGAGGAGAAAAAGCATGAACAAGGCGAAAGCAATAGTATTCATAATGGCTTTAATTAATCTTATTTTAGGTGCTGGCTATTGGTACTTTTCATTATATGTTGTAGCTGCACTCCTGCTTATGCTTAGCATTATGCTTTTTATGTCTGTATTTATGATGCACAAATCAGATAAAGATTTAGCTAAACTGCAAGAGGAGTTGAAAAGAGAATGAAAGCTGATTGTCGCAGATGTAAATATGAAGGTGTGATATACCCATATTGTCACTTTTGTGGAAATGGAGATAATTTTGTAGATGCCTATGCTGTTGCTGAAAACTATGCTAAAGATGATGCAGAGGTAACAGCAAAGTTTTATGATGCTCATTACGTCTCTAAACATCAACCAATAGAAGCTATACAGTCTAATTTTACTCCTGAAGCCTTTAAAGGTTTCCTACGGGGGAATATTGTCAAATATGCTAGTCGGTTTGGCAAAAAAGATGATGAATTAAAGGAAGCACAGAAAATATTTAGGTATGCTGAATGGCTGCTACAAGCAGTTAAGGGTGAAACAATAGACCCTAGAAAGGATTGAGACTATGTTAGATGCTGATATAGAGAAGAAACATAATGAAATGGTGAAGGATTTTAAATCTTTTGCCCCCTCACTGACTGATGCTGATGTAATAGCACTTGTTTCATGCGCATTATGTGAAGCTTTTGATTTGCATTTAGGTGAGCTTGCTTATATTATTTGTTCTTTAAATGAAATGGATTGAAAGAGGTGCAGAATGAAAGTAATTAATCTCTATGGTGGTCCCTGTTGTGGTAAAAGCACTGTTATGGCTGGTTTGTTCTGGCTGATGCGGTGCAAAGGCTATAACGTAGAAATGGCACCAGAATATATCAAAGAAGCGGTATTTGAACGACACGATTATATGTTTAAACATCAGCAGCTTGTCTTTGCTCAACAGCTAAATAAGCTAGAAGCACTTGAAAGCTATGGTGTTGACTATGCGATAACGGATTCACCTTTGTTGTTGTCTTGTGTTTACGGCAAGAATAATTCAAGTGAATTTAATTCTCATATCCTACAGTGCTATAAGCACTTTGATAACATCAACGTTATATTAGATCGCACATTTCCTTACAACAGATCAGGCAGAGTACACAAGGAAAAAGATGCAAGAGACATAGATCGGAAGTGTTTGCTGCTTTTGCAGTCTTTTACACCACGATATACACATTTTTTAAGTTCAATATATGCACCAGAGGATATTTTAAACTGGTTAAAAAGTAGAGGTGATATAGAATTACCGACAACGAATGGCGACAACATGTAGCAGAGCAGTTAGAATGTATTGCTGTCTATCCTGCTTGTTACAGGGTTGTCAATAAATATGTACGATTTATCAAGGACAAAGTTGATATGGTGGCTAAAAGGCAGCACTGGAATAAAACGGTGCTGCTTTATGCTGTCATAGAGAATATTAGGCTCGGTGGGAACTTTTCAAAATTTTTAGGAAAGGTTGATAAACATGAGTAAGTACTTAATAGAAGAAACTGGAACATATAAAAATTATAACTATAAATGTATTTTGATGCCTATGGGGCATAGATGCGGATACGTTGAAATTCCAAAAGGGCATGAATTACATGGCAAGCATTATGACGATATTAATATTGATTGCCATGGTGGTCTAACATTTTCTGACTTTTTAGAAGATGCCTATTTGATTGGATTTGATTGTGCACATTGTGATGATGAATCAGATATTGATGCAGCTTATGCGAAGGGATTAATAGATTCTCATACATATGAATTCAATAAAAAATTACAATCAGAATTTTTCATGGAAGGCACTACCATTAAGACACAAGATTTTGTTGTGAAAGAGTGTAAACATATTATTGATCAAATAGTAGTGCGTGAACAAGTAAAGGAGATTGGTTGCAATGAACACTGATAGGTGTTTTGTAGTTGCTAAAAAAGACCAAAAGGGGCAGTGCACAGCTAGTATTGCTATGGTTACGGATAGCTTTTTTGATGCACGTAAAAAAGCAAATAATCTGAACAAAGCCAAGGGTAAACCTATTTGGGGTGTATTTGAAGCTATTAATAATGCTAAAGAATTTTTTATTAACAAAGGAGTGGTGATGAATGGCTAAGACGTATGAAACAGGAGTATTGGAAGGTATTGCAACATGGGCGCATTTAACAGAAGGTGAAGTATTTCAGGGGACACCGACAGGGAAATTGAGTATTACTGTGCAGCCTTCAAAAACTGATGCGGATAAAATGGCACAGATTGCTGCTGAATGTTTTGAAGAATTTAAAAATTCCTCTGAAAATGCCAAAAAGAAATTTACAGGCGAACCAAATTTAGGCGCAAAGGAAGATAAGGATGGTAATATTGTCTTTAAATTTGTTGCTAATGAAAAAATCCACACTAAAAATGGGCAGGAATTAAAGAAAACTATTCCTATTTTTGATGGTGCTGGTAATGAAGTTACAAATAAAATCAAGGGAAATATAGGCAATGGAAGCATTATCGGCGTGTCCTATCAGCTTTTCCCATACCATAACAGTTCACGTACTTTTGGGGTGTCGTTGCGCTTGCAAGGTATCCAGATCATCAAATATGTTCCGTATGGTGGTCATGATGCTGCTTCAATGGGATTTGCAAAACATGATGGTGCTTTTGATGGCTCGTCTATCATAGCAGATACAGACGAAGAAGATATTGCTGGTGAAGTTCCATTCCCAGCAGAAGAAGATTTTTAAAGGTAACGAATGAGACATACATATTTTCAAGGGGGTGCTTTCACCTATAAAAAACCAGTAAAGAGAAGTCACTTTGAGGATACTATCAGCAAACAGATAGAATACTTGAAGGAATTGGAGACCTATGAGCAGTATCAAATTAAGTATATTAAGCCAGCAAGTGAACATACGTATACACCAGATTTTATTCTGGACAATGGAATAATCATCGAAGCAAAGGGATTGTTCCAGCGTGAGGACAGAATGAAACATTTGATGATAAAACAGCAGTATCCCAATTTAGATATTAGGTTTGTATTCCAAACACCAAAAACTAAATTATATAAGGGAAGTAAAACGACCTATGCAGATTGGGCGACTAAGAACGGCTTTCAATATGCTTCAAAGACGATTCCTGAATCATGGTTTCACGAAGGTAAAAAAGATATGGTTGGTCTCATTCCTAAGAAACGGGGTGAGAAGAAAAATGGAATTAAAGTATAAAAAAAGAAAACTGACTGAATCTATTCGTGTCCTGTATGAACCGAAAAATAAGACAGTCAAAGAAATTTATAAAGAACAGCGTTGCTCTGGTCTTTTTAACATCGGATACCAATTCATTTTGCTGCCGGATGGCACACTTGAAGAAGGTATCCCTTTTTATGTCTATGCAGATTTTAGGTTTGCACATGTGAATGATAGTGTCTATGTGCTTGCTGTAGGCTGCAAAGATAAAGACAGCATGACAAAGGCGCAGATGCATACATTGGACAATTTAGGCTTAGTTAAGAGAGTACCAATTATTTATAGTGAGGACTGATGGTAATGGATAGTGAACCTATTCAAACGCATTTACCCTGCTCGTTTTGTGGTAGTTCTGATGCAGCTACTTTATACAGTGATGGTCATACTTACTGTTTTAGCTGCCAGCATTCAGAATATCCCAAAAAGCAACATGTAGCAGACAGAAAGATTATTCCTAGGTCTGATATGGAAATCAAAGACCTAAAGACACGCTGCATTAGTGCAGAGACTTGTAAGAAATTCCATTACTTTGTCACCATAGACAACGACAAGACAATACAAGTTGCTGAATATTGTGATGATGATGGGACGGTCTTATTCCAAAAGACAAGAGACAGGGATGGATTGTCAACACTTTGTCGGACACTTTTTATAAGGTCAATTTTCTAAATTCCACCGGAGTCATATAATTTAATGATCCATGAGTTCTAGTATTGTTAAACCAATTCACATAACTCTTT